AATAAAGAAATTAAAACAGAAGGATATATGAGTTGGGATGGAGTGTCTCAAAAGATGGCTCCTCCTGTAGCTCATTTAGATGATTGTCATTTAATGCATTATGCATTACAGCTTAGCATGTATATGTACATTATTCTTAAACATAATCCTAAACTTTCCCCAGGCATTCTTACAATTCATCATATTATGTTTGAAGAAGCTGATAGAGATCAATATGATAATCCTATTACAGCTTTAGACAATCAGGGTAATCCTATATTAAAAGATATCATCCCATATGATCTACCTTATTTAAAGGCAGAGTCTATTGCAATGATACATTGGTTGGAAGACAACCGTCACAATCTTAAAGCTAAACACTAATGGAACAAGAAATAGTACCAACAATGATTGAACTTGTAGAACAATATAAGAATGGAACACTTCCTAAAGATGTTGTTGTATTTAAATATCAATCTAAAGATAGAACAGGGCTTGTACATAGAGATGAGCTTCAAAGAGAAGCTATTGTATCAGGAATATATAGTACAATGCACCAAGATAAATTAATAGGAACTAAAACAGCTCCAGATCATATGAGTGGAGTGGATAAATCTAACTGGAAAACTAATAAAAAATGATAAGATTGTTTGATGTGTTGAATGGTAAAGTGATTCCAAGTGAACACTGTTACACCCTTAAGTTTCTTAAGGATATAATGGATGAATTTCCAGAAGATCACTTGAAGATGTATGCTTATTTGTTTTATATGACTTGTCCTAATCCAGATCTTAATCCTTTTTTTGATGTACCAGAAACAGATAAGGAACAAATTATTCTCAAAGAAATAGATGCAGAGTTTAGTACAGATGAGGAATTATTAACAATAGCCATGAAACAATGTGAGAAGATGTATCAAACTCCTACTTTCAGGGCTTACATGGGAATCAAAATAACTTTAGATAATTTAGCTAGAGTGCTGGCAACAGAACAACCTACATTTGGTAGGGATGGATCAGCCACATCTCTTTTAAAAATAGCTAAAGAGTTTGATGGTGTACGTCAATCATTCAAAGGAGTGTATAGAGATTTAATGGAAGAGCAACAATCCACTGTAAGAGGAGGACAGAACTTAGCTTACGATCAATAATGAAAGAAATAAATACCAAAAAAGAATACCAAAGAAGACTAGAACTAGCTTTAGAAAAAGCTATTAAAGTTATACTGCCTGATAGTTTATATAATTTTATTATAGAATTTTCTGATAAGTGGACTAAAGATAAAAGATCTATAGAACATTTTACTAAAGATATCAATCAGCTTAATTGCAGAAGTAAACATGGACATTTAGGTGAAGCTGCTTTAGGACATTTATTAGGAGAACAATTTGTAAATCTAGATCCTAATTTTGGGTTTGATAAAAACCGGCCAGACTTAGAACCTTTAAATTTACATTACGGTACCAAAACACATAGAATGTGTAATCCTCCATTGATTAATTACATACCTAATGAGATGTATAATAGGATGCCAGAGGATAAACAAAAAGACTTTAGATATCCTCAGATTATAATTACAATGGATGATTTATGTCCTAAAACTTTTTATATATTAGGACTGTTTCCTCCAAGTCTTTTATATAATAATGATTTTACAGACATTAATCTTATACATGATGAGGATCTTTATAAGAAAGGAACAAAGATGCCATTCTTTGGAATGGATCTTGGAAAACCTTTTAGTAATATGGAAGATCTTATTAATTACGGAAAACCAAAATGGTTAATTAAAAACTAATAATATGACACAAGAAGTTTACCAAGACTATGAACAAGACTACCCAACTAATTCTTTAGAATATCTTGCTGATTGGGTGTTTCATTTTAACCCTTATACAAAACAATGGGCAGCTATTCCACGTGAAACATATAATGAATACTGGAATGACTATAAGAAAGCAGGGGTTCTTAGAAGTAAAAACTTAAATACATTACTAGATCTTTTGCATAAGGCCAAAGGTGATTCTAATGTAATAGACCACATTATAAATGGAGAAGGTGCAGAATAATTACGTATCTGTTCCCACGTATTCTAACGGTACATGGACAACTACAGACTTTTCTACAAGAGAAGACTTTAGGGATTTTCTTATTCCATTGTTTAAAGAACCTGGTCAATATGAATTTGATGAGACTAGTCTTATATTTAATGTTGAAGGACGTAAGTTTCAAAAACAAGGATATTACTGTGCAGCACCTGTAAAAACTAAAGATTTTATAGCTTATTGGGATGATCAAAAACATAAGTGTCGTGTAGGAATTTTAGTTATGTCGGGAGATAAAACATGGTATTTATCTAGAGACTATTATATGTGGTTAAACTTTCTTCCTATTTATGATAAAGAAGAAAAAAGATTTGATTTTGCTAAGGTGAGAGATGCCCAATATCACATGGCTCTATATGAGATATTAGCAGAACTACATTATAAACATGTAGTTATTCTTAAAAAACGTCAGATAGCATCCTCATATTTTCACATGGGAAAGCTCATCAACCAGTATTGGTTTGAGCAAGGTGCTGTACTAAAGATAGGAGCTAGTCTTAAAGATTATATAAACGAGAAAGGATCCTGGAAGTTTCTTAATGAATATAAGAACTTTTTAAATGAACACACTGCATGGTATAGACCATCAGAACCTGATAAGGTGGGAGCTTGGCAACAACAGATTAAAGTGAGGATTAATAACCGTGACACTTATAGAGGACTAAAGGGTACTATTAACTCCTACTCTTTTGAGAAAGATCCTACTAATGGTGTCGGTGGTCCTGTGACTTATTTCTTTCATGAAGAGGGTGGTATTGCTCCAAAGATGGATGATACTTATGGCTTCATGAAACCGGCTCTTAAATCAGGTCATATCATTACAGGACAGTTTATAGCTGCCGGATCTGTGGGTGACCTTGATCAATGTGAACCTCTTAAGAATTATATACTACACCCAGAAGAAAATGGATTCTATGGTGTGCCATCTAATCTTATAGATAAGGATGGTACTATTGGAATCACTGGATTATTTATACCGGAACAATGGAGTATGCCTCCATATATAGACTCTTATGGTAACTCTAAAGTGGAAGAAGCTTTGGCAGCTCTTGATGTAGAGTTTGAGAAAATGAAAAAGGATCTTGATCCGGCTGCTTATCAGCTTACTATTTCTCAACAACCACGATCTATAGAAGAAGCATTTGCTACAAGAAAAGCTTCTGTTTTTCCTACTCACTTGGTTTCCAAGCAGTTACAAAGGATTGCTGATAAAGAATATTCAGTAGAGTATGTAGATCTTTCTAGAAATGAAGAAGGAAAGATTATAGCTAAAGCTTCAAATAAGCTTCCTATAATGGAATTTCCTATATCTAAAAAAACAGAAGATAAGGAAGGAGTAATATGTATTTATGAAAGACCTTGTAAAGATCCTGTGTTTGGTAATTATTATGCATCAATAGATCCTGTATCAGAAGGTAAAACAACTACGTCTGATTCATTGTGTTCTATATATGTTTACAAAAGTCCCGTAGAAGTGATAATAGATGAAGGAGATGGGCAAGTGAAGAACACTATAGAAAGAGATGGTATAGTGGCATCATGGTGTGGAAGGTTTGATGATCTTAAGAAAACCCATGAACGTCTAGAACTTCTTATAGAATGGTATAATGCATGGACTATAGTGGAGAATAACGTAGCTCTTTTTATACAATACATGATATCTAGAAAAAGACAGAGATATCTTGTACCTAAGGATATGATATTATTCTTAAAAGATATAGGAGCAAATAGAAATGTATTCCAAGAATACGGATGGAAGAATGTAGGTACATTATTTAAAGGAACTATTTTATCATATGGTATTGAGTTTTTACAAGAAGAGCTTGATCATGAAACTCTTCCTGATGGAACTATAGTTAAAACAATATATGGGGTGGAGAGAATACCAGATCCAATGTTGCTTAAAGAAATGCAGGCATACAGAGATGGGTTGAACGTAGATAGAATTGTATCATATTGTGCTCTTGTAGCATTTGCTAAGGTGCAACAATCTAATAGGGGCTTGGCTAAACGTATAGAAGTTAGTAAAACGAATTTGGACGTGTCCCAAAAATTCAGTAAATTAAATTGGAGTCCATTCAGACATATGGGTGGTTCTGGTAATAGTAAAATGAATATGGCTCCTAGTAGGAATGCCTTTAAAAATATAAGATAATGACAACAGGAACAATTACAATTTCAGATATAAATGCTGGTACCTATGTATGTATTAATACAACAGCCTCACCAGATGTAACATATGTCATCACTGAAAATATCACTCTA